CAATTCCCCCGGCGTTGTCCTTGTTCATATAGGCATCCTGGAAATTCCGGGCTATTTCTTTCAATTCTTCATCATCTGCGATATTGTTATATTTCAAATACCCGGCTAAAGAATTTGAACGGTTTACAATGTTCTTTATGGTTTCCCCGGATGTTTCTATGAGGTCCAGGCTTCTTTTTAACTCCATATCCGGCGTTGTTCCCAGGAAACGGCGTTTATTATATCTCGCCTTAACATGGATTACATTTTGGTATGGCACGGTGTACGTTTTTCCGTCATAATCCCAACGGAAGCGGAAAAGGATGTTATTTTTATCATCCTCAAAAATCCTATATGATGTTGTGGTAATCGGTTGGATGCTCTCAACCCTGGTAAAATCCTTGTTCCAAAAAATCACGGAAAAGGAATTGGATGTATAAACCAAATCAACGGCAATACGGTATAAAAAATCATAGGTTGACATTTCCGGGCATGGGCGTAAAGATAAAAGCCTTGCAAGGTAATCATTTTTAATTACCATGCCTTTTTCATCCTTACGGATTACCTGGGGTTTCAACTTGCCAACATTCTTTCCGATTGCATCCGCAATTGCTCCCACAATGTCATTATCCCGTAATGTTCCCGTTGGCTCATACTCTCCACGGCTCAATAGTAGGGGTCTGTACTTTGCCCGGAATGAATTTAATACATTTGCGATAATTCCCGTTTTCTTCTCCCCCTTTCCTCAAAAATAGGGCCAGTTTTCCCACACCAACATTCTATAATGTTTCGTGTTGAAATTCTGACCCACTTTAATACTGCTGCCGCAACG